TGCGGCCAAGGAAGAGATATCGCTGGACATGCAGGCCGAGCGCTTGGCTGAGCAGCTGCTGGCTGCCAAGTCTGTGATCCGCGAAGCCGAGGCCACCATTGACAACAACGAAAAGCAGCTCAAAGAACTGATGGGGCAGGCCGAGCGTGGCCGAGCTGGCCAGTTTGTGATCAGCTGGCCCATGCGCAATTACAAGGCGGCAGCCGAGCGCTTGGTGCCGGCCAAGGAAGCCTACTCTGTGCGCCAGTCAACGCTGACCATCAAGGAGCGGTCTTGAACCTGCAAGGCAGGCCCGACATGCAGCAGGCCTACGACGATGCTGTCGTGGCCATGCTCAACGCGACCGACTGCACCGAGCAACAAGCCGAGGCCTTTGTTGAGGCCATGGCCAACCTAATTTTTACCACCATGCAAACCTACTTAACCGAGAGAGAACCAAATGGACCACATAATCATTGAGCGCAGGCGGCAGGCCGTACTTAAGCGCTTTGAAAGCTATATTGCGCCGGAAGCCATCAGCGGTTGCTGGAACTGGACGGGCTCCGGCAACAATGGAGGTTACGGTCGAATGACCAATGAAGAAGGGCAAGTCATGCTTGCTCACCGCTGGTCATTTCGCCGGTTTATTAGCGAACAGATGCCACCTGTCGTTATGCATGTTTGCGATAACCCCGCATGTGTGAACCCATCGCATCTTGTCGCTGGCAATCAAGTACTGAACATGGCGGACATGTGGGACAAGGGGCGCGGCAAGCCTCGTAAGATTACCCGCGAGCAGTCAACGCTAACAAAATATTCCCGCGAGCAGCTAGAGCAGGTCAAGGTATTGCGTGCTGAAGGCTTGACCCAAATGACAATCAAAAAGCTGACTGGCATCAGCCAGTCTCATGTGTCCCGTATTTTAAATGGAGCAGTTAAATGAATTTAGTCACAACCAACAACCAAGGCTTTGCACCTGTCACATTAGATGAAGCCATGCGCTTTTCAGAGATGCTTGCAAAGTCAAGTATGGTTCCCAAGCAGTACCAGAACAAGCCAGAAGATGTGCTGGTCGCTGTTCAATGGGGCAAAGAGCTTGGCCTTGCGCCATTACAAGCCTTGCAGAATATTGCGTGCATTAACGGGAAGCCTTCTGTTTATGGTGACGCTGCTCTTGCCTTGGTTCAGGCAAGCCCACTTTGCGAAGGCATTGAAGAGCGCATGGAGGGCGAGGGCACCCCGAACCCACAAGCGGTCTGCGTGGCCCATCGCAAGGGCAGAAAGCCAGTGGTCGCCACCTTCTCGGTTGAGGACGCAAAGAGAGCTGGTCTGTGGGGGAAGCAGGGGCCGTGGAGTTCGTACCCAAAGCGCATGCTTGCCATGCGAGCTCGCGGCTTTGCGCTGCGCGATGCCTTTCCTGATGTACTCAAGGGCTTGATCAGCGCAGAGGAAGCAGCCGACTACCCCGATGAGGCCAAGCCGCGGCCAGTGGCCAAGCCAGCCAACCCGTTGGATCTGGTGGCCAAGCCGGAGCCGGTGGCCATACCTGTGCAGACCAGCGATCCGGTCATCATTGAGGCGGCGTTGGCCGACACGGTTGAGCCAGAGCTGGTGATAGTGCAAGCTGAAGAGCTGCAGCCTGCTGATACCGTGGCGCGGTTTGGATATGCATTGATGGTGCCCGGCAAGGAAGAGGCCTTTTCAATCCATGAGGACTTGGATCAATGGTCAGATGCCTACGAAGATCTGGCCGACAAGACGGCAAGAGCTGGCAAGCGGCCAGCACGCGAGCGCATGACCGCGCTCAAAGATCTTCGCTTGGCCAACGAAGACACCATCGGACGCATTGACATGGTCAAGCGGATCCGGCACACAGCCAGCTACAGCCAGCGCATCAAAGCGCTGGGTGCATCGCAGGGTTAAGCTACCACCAAGCCGGGAAGATATTGCGTCTTTCCGGCGACCTTGGTGGCGGTCAGCACTTGAGCCTTGAGAGCTTGTGGGTTGTAAGAGGCATGCACCCACCCCGAATCAGGAATGCCGGGTTGAAAAAATTCAAGGATCAATTGACTAAATTCAAGATTCTCTTGCACCCAGCGTGCCAGCTCATCATTCGACACACCGTCAATTTCAAAGTCAACTGCTTGGCCCTTGCAATGGTCTGAGGTTGCAGATCCACCCGTGAGCCGGTTCAATTCCGCACAGCGAAACGCACTATTGATCCGAACTGGTTTGCCATAGTGGTCACGCACCGGCTGCAAGATCTTTTCGCAAAGCAAGCGCAGCGATTCGATCTGCTCTTCATTTGGCTGGTTGTCAACGTCATGGCGCACCGCAGTCTCTGACTTGGTGAGCTCCTTGAGGGTAAAGTTTTTTGTGAGGTTCATGGTTTCCTTTCAGTTGTTGGCCAAGAGTTGGTCAGGGTTCTTGAATCAGTGGCGTGTCCATCAGCTTTTGTCGCCAACTCTTCAAGAGCTGCAGCACACTGGTCGAATAAGGCTGCGGCGGTGGCGGCGTAGTCTCTGCTGGAGGAGCAGGTAGCTGTGGGCAGGGCGGCGGTGGCGGTGTTGATCTGGTTGCGCAGCCCGTCACGCTCAGCGCGAGCAGCAGCAGCAGCGGCAGCATTCTCTTGAGCACGCCTTGCCGCGAGTCGTAGTGCGTCATCTTTTTTCCTTTGCATCTCGGTGGTTTGTTCCATGGCCTGCGCAGTGGCAGCGGCCACAGCAGCCGAGTTGGCTGCTTCGATCTCTGCGATCTGTGCATCCTTGCGCCAGCCCTGCACAGCAAAGCCAGACGCAAAGGCAGCCGCCAGCATGGCAGCAGCGATGGCCAGTTTAAGCATCGTTCATCTTGCCGCGAATGTAGGCAGTGGCTGCCATGAACGCCACCACAATCGTACCCATCGCAGCGGCAAAGGTTGTGGCCAAGCCCATGATCAGCTGCACCCGTGCGTCAGTGATGTATGGCAGGCACAAGAACATGATGATCAGGAAGGGCAGGCCCATGGCCACCCATGCCATGACACGCTGCTGGTCGGCCAGCTTGTCCATGTTTTCGATTTGCATCATGCGCTCGCTCTTTGCGAGCTCGTCATCAGTCACAACACCATCATGGTTGGTGTCAAACTGGTCGTACATCGATCCTTTTTCTAGCTGTTTACTCATGATTACCTCCCAAAAAATAACACCACACAAATGGACAAAAGCCACAATTCATACACGTTCATTTGTCTTTCTCCTTTCGTTGTTGCTGTTCCACTTGCCGTCTAAGTTTTTCCACCTTCTCAATCGACTGCTTGGCCTCGTTCTTTGTTTCCAACACGTCGAGGTACAGCATGGCCAACAGCGGCAGCATCAGCCCAGCGAGCAGGCAGGCCGCGATCCACCCGATCATGTCTTCCCCCAGCGATTTATCAGGAGGAGCCACAACCACAGGTAGAGGAGGAATAGGGTAGTCACTACTACCACCGCGAGCTTGGCTTGCAGATCTCTTTCCTTTTGCCTGAGTTGCCATGCGACTTCCCGCTTTTGTGCCTCTTGTTTCAGTCTGGCTTTTTCCTGTTCCTCTTTGATGACTTCTCTCATCTTGAAGACCTCGCTGTACAAGGCACCCATGCCGGGGGTCTGGTACACCATGATCTCTCTGATCTCAATCTCCAGCTCCGACATCTGCTGCAGCGCCAGCACTCGGTTCATGGCAGCGATGTTGTGATTCTGATCGGGGTCATAGACTGTCTTGCTTTGCTCCTCCTCAAGTCTGATCTTGGCAGCTAATTTTTCTTGAAGCGTGAAAAACTCGCTGAGATGCTGGACGATATCTGCTTTAATTTTTGTCTCATCAACAGCAACGTACTTAGACTTATTCTTTGCGCGTGCAGCCACAGGAGGCGGCTTTGCAGGCCTACTTTTTCCCTTGAAAAATGCAATGATTGGGCCAAGGAACCCGTGTACCTCTTGAGCAATCCCAGCAACTTCGTCATAGGTTTCCTTTATTTCGACAAAGGATTCCTTTGCCTGCTTGTAAAGTTCGCACCCCTCTCGGATGTTCTTCACCAAGGCGACAGCAGCCAGAGCAATGGTGAGCGGCATGATGCATCACAGCTTTAACACCAGCGTCATCAGCATGCCAATGATGGCTGCGCAGCTGCCGATCAGGATCTGCTCAATGCGCTTGAGTCGAGCGTTGATGCTGTCGTAACGAAACTCGCACACCTGTTCGTGCGTGTCTAATCGTGCTTCAACTGGTGTCATGCTGCTGGCTCAGTAGGCGCTGGCGTTGCTGCTGCTTGAGCCGCCGCTGCTGCCGCGTCTGCAAGTGCTTGTGCCTCAGCTTGCTGTGCCGCTACTGCCGCATCATGGATGGCTTGTTCTTCAGGTGTGTACTCAACTTGTGTGGTCACGCCTGTCTCTACATTTACTACGATTCTGTGTGTCATTTTTTATCCTTCATACATGATATTTATACTGCCAGAGTCGAATGTGTTCGTGCCGTTTATAGAAGTGATGCGTACTCTGTCAAGTGTGCCTGAGAGTGTTTTTCTACCACCGCCAAACATTGTGTAACCAACAGTCAATTCTGCCATGTGTGTCATAACCCACAAATTTGTTGATACATCTAATAAAGTTAGAACAGCAGTACCTGTAACAAACAGTGATGGTTGCCCACCACCATTGTCCATAACATAACCAGTAGTCTCTGAGTATGGTCCACCAGCCGCACCAGTAGTGTAAGCACTAGTGCTGTTATATCCTGTGTTTTCAATACCGCCAGAGTCCCCAATTTGTATTAGCAGTCGAGAATTAACTCCAGCGGCACTTAAATTTTGAAACATCACAGTAATACGCTTCACCCATGATGGGATAGAAGTAAAGTCAATGCTTGTACCTGATGTGCTGGCAACAGCAGTGCCAGAGGTAATCCCCAGTACCGCACCTGAGTTGATTGTGACGCTTGCTGAACCATCGATTACTGTGCTCATGCCCATGCTCCTACTGAAGTGTTAGAACCAGATGCGCCAACTGGTGCAATGCGGATGTAGCTACCAATTTGTGTTGTGTACGCCCCACCTGGTGCGGCTGACAGCGTGTATTGCGGAATGAATGTGCCGCCAGCGTTGATTGATACTGTGCCTTTTAAGGTTTGTGAATTAAAGGTAGCGGCATTAGTTATGGCGTTAATAGATGTTGTTGCTGTTGTCGTATTTGAAACAAAACCATACGCAGTTGTTGTATTTTGTGCAGGTATTGTTCCACTGTTGTACGCTGTAATAGCAGTATATCCAATGTTATTTATTGATGCTGTACCACCAAATCCAAGTTGAAAACTATGCGATGTAGTTCCCGCTGATTTGGTAAAAATAGCAAAAATTTCAAACTCATACACAGTACTTGCAGAAAGCGTTACGCCAACACCAAATATGCTTTGTGCACCAGTAGCGTTTGCACCAACAACCGCAGAATCCAATCGGTAGTATTGCTGAGTAGGAACAATGCCTCGCTGTGTGCCAAGAGGTGTAGCGGCAAAGATTGGACTTGAGTATTCAATCTGCCCAACAGCGGCAGGACTTGATAGCGTGTCAGAAGTTAAAGCAAGTATTGACATGATTAGGCTTTCAAGTTTCTGAGTTGGTCAGTTGTTGTGCATGAGTCTGCCAACTTGGTGATGTCACGCAGTCTTTGCTTCTCAGCCACGATTGCTGTGGTGTCTGCGCTTGTTTCCAATGCTCTTTGAAACGCAACATCTTGTGCCGCTAACAAAGGCTCTCGTTCCATCCGCAGACGGTCTTTGGTAATTTCTTTGGCTTTGGCTAAATCAACGGTAATCATGCTTTCACCTCCGCGCCAGTAAAGTCAGCAGTCCAAGCATTGCGAAACTCACGGTCTGTTGGAATGTCAGATGCGTCAACAATGCGGTAAGGCTTGCCAGTAGGGACAGACCTTGCGGCAATTTCCTCAATGGTTAAACCGCACTCAGGTGCTGGAATAACGATAGATACACCACCGTCATCGTTTGGGTAAATGATTCTTTGATTCATGGTGTCACCTTATCTGAAAACAGCAATTTCAACAACATCAGCGTCCGGTGTAGCTCCGCTTAATGCAAGCACATAAAACGCAACGCTTGTTGTTGTTCTCGCAGCCAATGATGCGTGCTCTACTGGCAGAAAAGGAGTGCCAGCGCCAGCAGAGCCTTTCGTAGCCATCACACAAGCGTAGTTTGTATCAGCAAAAGCATTTGTAAAATTAATTGCATAACTGCCAGTGCCGTTATCCGTAATGTTGGTCACATTAAAAAATGCACGAATAGCTGGAGTTCCTGTGCCGTTAAAGTTTACCCAAGCACGACATACACCGACAGTTGTATCAGCAAGCACAGTGCCTGTGGTGGCTGGCAAAGTCAGCGTAGTAGTACCCGAAACCGCAGGCGCTGCTACTGTGATAGCCCCGCTGGTGTCTCCTGAAATAATTACTGAGGACATATTTTTCCTTTACAAAACAACCCAGCGTGCACCACTTGGAATGGTGACGGTGATGCCGCTGTTTACGGTGATAGGGCCAACACTGTGTGCGCTGTTGGATGCGGTGATGCTGTAGTTTGTAGTCACGGTGCGTGTGTTCTCGTAGAACACTGTGTCGCCGCCACCGCCAGTGGCACCACCACCCACTGAAGACCATGCAGTGCCGTTGTAACCTTCAAACTTTGCAAGACTACTGTTGAACCGCAAATAGCCAGCCGCTGGGCTGGCATCTCGTTGACCCGTTGTGCCAGCTGGCAAATAAGCAGCGCCCGTGGATGAAGACTGAGCAACAAACCCAGCGCCAGATACATACGCAGCCACCCAAGCAGCACCTGTGTATAGGCGCATCTCAGGCACCACGGTGTTGTAGTACAAAGCGCCAGCAAGTAGTGCGTTGCCGTCGTTGTCTAAAGTCGGATTGCTTGACTTGGCACCAAGGTAGCGATCATCAAAGTTGTCGTATGCAGCCAAGGCCGAATCTCTTGCGGCCTCTGCTGCGGTCTGTGCTGATGCCGCGCTGCTGGCCGACGCAGCTGCATTGGTTGCTTGTGTTGTGGCCGTGCTTGCACTTGTCGCTGCGTTGGTTGCCGATGTGCTGGCATTGCTGGCAGATGTTGAAGCAGAGCTTGCAGAGCTTGATGCATTGCTTGCTGATGTGCTTGCCGAGCTGGCGCTGCTGGTTGCACTGCTGGCTGATGCGGTAGCGCTGGAAGCCTGAGTAGTTGCTGTGCTGGCCGAGCTGGTGGCGCTTGATGCCGAGCTTGATGCCGAGCTGGCGCTGGAAGCCGCAGCTGTGGCGCTGTTGGCCGCGTTGGTGGCATAGGTAGAAGCGTTGGCAATATCAGCCGCGCTGATGCCCAGTGTGGGGTCGCCATTAGCATCAAAGGCCAGCGTCTTATTGGCACGGTCTGCCGCCCTTGGCAAGACCATGTCAATGGTGGTCGGATCAGTCTGAGGCGCAACTAAAGCACGCTGCAAACCTTCAGCATTCTGCTGGGCAAAAATGGTCTGCTGGTCAAGCTCATCGTTCAGCGTGTTGGCAAAGAAGTCGCCACCCGTTGTGAAATCAGTTGACCGGGAGATGGTGCGGTTGCCGACAATAGCGTACTGGGTTGGGCTGAGTGGGGCCAAGGCCAAGCCTGTGGCTGTGATGGTCACCGAGCCAGTGCCATTGGCGTTGATCACTACGGTGTAGTGGGTGGTCAACGTCAGCAGTACGTCGTCTTTGAAGACAGCAATGTCGGTGTTGGCCAAGATCTCAAAAGTGAAGGCGTAGGGGCCAGCGCCGCCAGCGCCACTTGGCGCATACACTGCTCGGCGGGTTACGTTACTAATAGGCACTGGCATGATGCAATCCTTCCTGTTGGGAATTGTACGAAGTTAAATAGGTTTAGTCCATGGACAAAGGTTCACGCTTGATTCGCTGATACTGCTGCAAGGCAAGCTCTCTGTTTCGGGCAATTTGTGCAGCCGCATCTGGATACTTGGCGGCAAACGCGGGGTTGGCCACAGCCTCATCTC